CAGCATCTGGTCGTGACCAAGCCTGGTATGACGCGCAAGCCGCAGAACTACCAATATGGCAGTTACACCAGGAATACCCATCAAATCCAGAAGAAGCCTTTATTCGTTCGGGCAGACCAGTATTTGACATTGACGCTTTAAATAGATTTATTACAACAACCCCTAAGAAAGGTTTTAATAAAAAACTCTCTGATGTTCGAAACTCTTATATGTTTGAGTCCTCCGGTGGACCGCTCTCCGTATGGCAAACACCACAGGCAGGAGCTGTTTATGCTATTGGAGCTGACGTGGCCGAAGGATTGGCTAGGGGTGACTATTCTACCGCTCATGTTATTGATGCTAAGTCTGGTCTTATAGTTGCCCATTGGCATGGTCATATTGACCCAGACAAGTTTGGCGAAGAAGTTCTTTATGCATTGGGTTTCTTTTATAATGAAGCTTTAATAGGTGTTGAGTCTAATAACCACGGTTTAACAACTTTAACTGCTTTAAATAAAGCTAATTATATTAATCTTTATAGACAGCGTAGATTAAACCAACGCCACGCTGAAGCCACAGAGGCATTGGGTTGGCGCACAACAACATTAACTAAGCCTTTAGCTATAGACGAATTGAATGCCAATCTAAGAGATGGTGCATTAGACCTACGATGTGAATATACGATAGCTGAACTTAAGACCTTTGTCCGTGATGACAATGGCTCTACGCACGGCTCTCCACACGACGACAGAGTTATGAGTCTAGCTATTGCCAATCAGATGCTTAAGTATGTCTGGCTACCAGAGTATAAGCCTAAAACTGACTCTCCATGGGGAACCATGAACTACTTTGAAAAGAAATTACATAAGCCAATTAAGACTAAAGAGCGTTATTGGATAGGTGAATTCAATAGTTATTGATATAATGTAACGAGTGAACTATACTTATATAGGAGTTTTTTATGCACTGTTTGGATTGTTCCAAAGAAATTTCAGAAGAGAATGATATCAAACGTGGTATTTGCTTTAGCTGCCACATCAAAGGCATCAAGTTTGGGTTCAGGGGAGCAAGTTATGGCAAGTCTACATGGAATGATACAACCATTAGAGAGACTCAAAGAATGTATGAAGCAATGCCTAACGTTGAAAAAGTATCAAGTCGTAAAGAATTAATATAATGGAGTGGCTGGTACCAGTAGCTGTTGCTATTATAGGTGGACCAATGGTTGTATTAATACAATCGTTTAGAAAAGAAAGCAGTGAACAGCACGGCGTTCTAGCCGGCAAGATAGACAAGATTGCTGACAAACTAGACGGACATATTGATTGGCATCTAAAGGACAAAAGATGAAGAAAGAAATAAAATCATATCCTAAAATTAAAACAGGAAAAGTAACTAAAGGCAAAAAAATAGAAGTACCAGCAGTTAAAGCTGCTAAAAAAGAAGTAACTAAAGCAGAAAAAAGATTATCCACAGCTAAACAACGACTAGAAGTATTAAAGAAAGTAGGAAAAAAAGATGGCAAGTAAGAAACCAACATTAGGTAAAAAGGTAAACAGAGCTACAGAAGTAATGAATAGCCCAATGGGTAAAGCTTTTATGTCTGCTCAAGGTTCTGATTCTGGAAAAGCAATTGGAAAAGCAGCAGGTCAAAAGATGAACAGCGGTAAAGGCATCGTAGGTGAAGGCAAAGATGTTCTTAAGGCTGCTGGCAATAGCGTTAAACAGCAAGCAGAGTTTGTTGGAGCAGTAGGCAAAGGTGCAGCTAAAGGCGCTAAGGCAGTGGCTGGAGCAGCAGAAAAAGTTGCAGGCAAAGTTGCTAATATAACTGTTGGTGATATTTACTCTGCTCCAAAAGATGTTGTAAAGAATGCCGGTAAAGCAGTTGCTAAGGTTGGAAAAGTTCTTGCAACACCAGCAGCTGGCGGAATGATGAGAGCAAAAATGCCATCTAAACCAGCAGCAAAGAAGCCAGTAGACACAAGCAAGAAGGGTCCTGCAGCAGGTGGTAAGCCAGTAGACCGTCAGTACCAAGGTGGAAGTGGTTCAAGAAAGTATCCAACAAATATCCCTAAAGGTTACACTGTACTTACTTTGATGAGCAATCCTCCAAAATATAAGTTGGTTCCAAAAGCAGAAAAGAAAGCAAAAGGTAAATAATGCAAACTTATACATCAACACTAACAAGTGCTTCAGTTGAAAGAACTTTTGGAGTTGCAGACTATTCAGATGCTGTCATTAGAATTTCTGGCATATGGGACGGCAACATAGAATTCTACGCAACCAACACAGGAACAGCATATACCGCTATTGCAGTACAAGAGTTGGATAGCACAAACTGGACAACTGCAGTTACTTCAGAAGCTGGTTCAAGTCCATCGACTGAAGTATGGACTGCTAGAGTTCCAGTTGCAGGTTTAACTACTCTTGTTGTTAAATCAGCAGGTGGTTTTGTTGGTAGCGTAGCCATTGTTGTTACAGCAGTTTCAAATACCAATGCCAGGTAATCCTAAGTATCCTGCACTTCCTTCTACAACAACTAAGAATTATACTCCTAGAAAGAAGAAGAAAAATGGCGACAAAAAAAAGTAAGCCAGTATGGGAAAAGGCACGTCCTAAATCTTTAGGCGCGCCAAAAAAACTTACAGCTGCACAAAAAGCATCAGCAAAAGCTTCTGCTAAAGCTGCAGGTAGACCTTACCCAAATTTAGTTGATAATATGAAAGCTTCAAGGAAAAAGAAATAATGGCTAAGACTCCTGCATGGCAACGCAAAGAAGGTAAGAGTCCTACAGGTGGATTAAATGCTAAAGGCCGCGCATCAGCAAAAGCTCAAGGCATGAATCTAAAGCCACCAGTTACTGCTAAGCAGGCAGCTAAGTCACCAAAATCTGCAGCAAGAAGAAAATCATTTTGCGCTAGGATGGAAGGAAATCCAGGACCAATGAAAGATTCTAAAGGAAGACCAACACGTAAAGCGTTGGCATTAAAGAAGTGGGATTGTTAATGGCACGTCAAAGTAATTATGATAAATTAGCTAGCTACAGAAAAAAAGTTGACTACTCTAGAAACTGGCGCAAGAATGAAAACTATGACAATCTTTGGCAAAGACTTATTAACCTTTATCGTGGTAGGCACTACCGTGGTTATTTACAAGGTGACAGACTCCTTGTTAACATTGCTTTTTCAACCATCAATACATTAGCTCCAGCTGTTTCTATTGGTCGCCCAAAGATTAACGTTAATGCACGCAGACCAGAAGATGGCGATAAAGCTATTGTTACTGAATCTATTATTAACTATTGGTGGCAGCATTATGAATGCCAGCCAGAGTTTCAGCGTTCAGTTAAAGACTATTTAATTATTGGTCATGGTTGGGTTAAGACTGGTTATCGCTTTGTTGAAGAAGAAAAGCTTGATGATATTCAAGATAGTGCTGATGAAGCTGCCGGCCCAGAAACTAGCGATGATGTTGAATCAACATTTATTATTAGAGAAGACCGTCCATTCCTAGAGCGCGTTGACCCATTTGATATGTATGTAGATGTTGATGCTGTAAGCATGAATGATATGCGCTGGATTGCGCAACGTACTCGTCGTCCTTTAAAGGATGCAAAAGAAGACAAGCGCTATGATGCCGCCGCAAGAAAAGAATTAAGTCCATCTTCTTATCAAAAATATGGTGACATAACAGTAACTAATACTTATAATCCTACTAACCCAGATGAAGCATATTGCGACATTTATGAATATTATAATATTGATACTGGTGAGATGTGCGTGTTTGCAGACAGTGGAGACAAGTTCTTAATTAAACCAGTTAAGATGCCATACGCATTTGGTCATCCATTCTTTATGTTACGCAACTATGAAATCCCTGGATTCTTTTATCCAATGGGTGAACTAGAAGCAATTGAACCATTGCAGTACGAATTAAACGAAACTCGTACACAGATGATGAACCACAGAAAGCGTTACTCACGCAAGTGGTTGTTTAATGAATCAGCATTTGATGATGATGGTCGTCAAGCTTTGGCATCTGATGATGACAACGTAATCGTTCCTGTTAAGGGTAACGAGAATTTAAATAACGTTGTTGTTCCAATGCCGGCCTTGATTAACCCACCTGAATTTTATAATCAGTCAACTTTAATTCAAAATGACATTGACCGTGTGTCAGGCGTCTCAGAGTACCAGCGTGGTGCAATCCCAGAAACAACTAGAACTGCCCGCGAAGCATCAATCATTGCTGAAGCTGGTAATGCTAGAGTGGCTGAAAAGCTTGTGTCTATTGAAAATGCTATAGCTAGATGTGCTTCTAATCTTATAATGCTAGCTCAGCAGTATTTAACTGGTGAGCAGACTGTAAGAATAGTAGGAACAGAATCTGCTCCTATGTGGTTAACATTTGATAAAGATTATATATCTGGTGAGTTTGACTTTAATGTTGAGGCAGGTTCAACTGCCCCAAGAAACGAAGCTTTCCGCAGAGATATGGCACTTCAGATAGTTTCAGCAATGCAACCATTTGCTCAAGCTGGTCTAGTTAATTTAGAAAAGCTAGCTGAATATGTTTTAGCAACTGGATTTGG